CTAGCTTGAATAAATGCTTCAATCCACTCTCTGCAAAATGTCTGCATATCAATTCTACTCTACCTTGTGCCGCTGACATGGTGGCTGATACTGCCGATTTAGTTGAAGATTGCAAAGCGTCTGCATTTAATCCAGCAGAAGCCTTTGAAACTCCTGTTCTATTTTCTTTAGCTTCATCTAAATATCCTAAAACGGGAAAAGCTTCTTTCCCTACGAACGGAATCGAAAACGGCTGTACCATTCCAGGCGCTCTCATTCTAATTGGTTGGCCAATATCTGTATTTAAAACATCATCAACATTTACTTGGCCCTCAACAATACCCATTCTTGGAAAAATAGAATGGCCCAGCGAATCAAGGGTATCTCTAACAATTTGCGACTTGGCCGCCTGTATGGGTTTTAAATAATCCGCTGGACATGATCCTATTGCTGTGTGTGGCTCGGGATCTGGACAAAACATAACGATAGGCAAATGATCCCATTGTTCAATGTTAATAATATTTAGAGCGTCTCCTACTGTGCAAACTCTAATGCGTTCCGCTATGCCGTCACAATCTAGGTCGTAAAATAAATAGTGTTCAATATATAGTAGTTCGTTCCCCTGTGGATCATTTCTATCAGGATATGTCATGTTGTCAAAAGGATTTCTTGCTCTTTGTTCTTCGTATGCTTCGGGATCTAAAATATCTCCGCCGTAGCTACCATATTGTTCTAGTTCTTCTTTGTCATAGCCCATAGCAACTAGATCTGAAATGCTTTTTATCATTCTGTGAGCAACATAAGATGATGTTTCTAAAGATCTTGAATTTCTTGCAAGTAATATTTCTTCTGGTGGCACAGATTCTATGCAAACTTTGTTTGATGGTTTTACTCTTCTGATAACTACATCATATTTATTTGGAGTTTTTTGAACTTGTTCCTCTCCAGATTCTTCATCTACGATTTTCATTTCTTTCATTTCTACAGATTGCTCTAGTATTTCAACATTTTCGTCTAAAACTAAAGCTTGGTATTGATCTACGTTCAATCCTGAGTATTCGTGCGTAGAAGCTTGTATAGATGTATCCCAAAAAGCTTTGACATATCCTGTTTTTCTAATTAATGCGTCTTTAAAAACATCATATAAAATTTGAAATCCAGGATTTTGTTCTTGAATAACATAATTAACATAATCTGTTTGTTGTTCTGCTAATGGAATGTCCTCTTTGTTTTTTGGCACAAATTCAACAATTTTTTTTGTGCCAAAGAATGTTCTCATAATACTTGGCAACATAAATAAGACACTATCTCTAACGTCTGTTGAAACATATTGTGATTGTAAAGATGATGTTGGATCTGGCTCGTTGCCTAGATAATATTCTGTTGATTCTGCTCTGTCATAACCTACTTGATGAATGTAGTCTCTAGCGTCGTCCATTTCAGATTTTAAAACGCCTTGCAATTCGTCTAAATTCATAGACTTTTCTTCTTCTTGTTTAAGATCTTCCTTTTTTTTATCTTCTTTCATGTATTATCCCACTCTGTAAATTTTAGATTTTAATGGTTTTTTGAAATTATAACCCATAAAACTGTCACCGCCACCATAACTTGCAACTCCACTTGCCATAGTTAAGGCAAATGCGTCCGCTTTGTCTGGAGATTTGATACCTCTTTTTCTCATTTCCTCTTTACTTTCTATTTTTATCTTTCCGCTAGAAGTGTATTTATATCCTGGCGAAGCTAATTCATTAACAAATTCATCATCATCAGGTATTTTGCAGTCTCTTTGTATAAACCAATCTTTAATTTTAAACCAAAGTTCAGCCCTAAGATTCAAATATGTTTTTTTAGTGCTTGGTGATTCAGCAACATTTATGCCACGCACGGGCATATTTAGTTCACGCAAACGATCAACCACGCCCGATCCCAAACCTATAACATCAACCAAAACTTCTTGTGGCCGTTCCATAGCAACACATTCATCATATTTATTTTTTATGACACCGCACAACTGCATAAGATCCATAGATTCAAAAGATTCAATACTCAATACAGTATTCCCTTGTCTGACGCACAATGCAGAATTATCACCACCAAACCTTGCAACATCTAGCCCCCAAACAATAGGATCACTAGGCGTTAGATCTACATCACGATTTACAGCAGATCTAATTATGTCTAATGGAATAACTGTATCATCATCTGATTTTGGAAACTCTCCCAAAACTTCAACTCTTGCTACTGTAGAATCTTCTCCGTATTGATCTAACATTTTCTGAAATAAAGATTTGTCTGTTCCCTCAACGCTTCTACTATCTATTTGTTCAGTAGTCCAAAAAGATTTTTTACTGTGGAAAGAATCATAAAAAGGCCCACTATTTCTTCTTGGGTTAGAAAAAGTAAACCAATATCTATTTTTTGTTGGCTCTGAAAAGAATCCCTCTGCAACAGAATATATCGGTGACGGAATACCAGAAGCTTCGTCCATGATTAAACAAACACCATAAGACGAATGAATACCAGCAAATGCGTCTGGATTCTCCTCAGACCAAAGTTGTGATTGTGCGTAATAATATCCTGTATCTATTTTTAAATCTTCTATCAATGACTTTTCAAACCATTGTGCTGGTTTTATTGACGTAGCTGTTTTTGTAAACCAATGTGAATTTATAGACAATGTTAGCCATTTTCCTAGTTCAGCCCAAGTTCTTGATCTTAGCTGTTGTTCTGTGTTAGCAGTCACAATTATTGTTGAGCCAAGTTTTGTTGATAACAACCATAGTATCAACCAAGATACTAAAGCAGATTTTCCGATCCCACGACCAGACGCTACGGCCAAACGATACATTTCTGGCATACTAACAACATTATTTCTTTGAATGTGTGTTGCAATATTTTTTAAAATTTTTTCTTGCCACTTTCTTGGCCCATCAAAATCTTCAAGGGGGGTATCTTTTTTGCCCCACTCAAAAGCATATTTAACAAAATTGTATGGATTATCAGATATGTGTGGCGACCATATATCTTTCATTAGAGATTGTTCTTGTTTTGCGCCGTATTTCATTTTTTATTCTCAAAGTATAAGCGAGTGTAATAACGTCTTATAATTGCTATGAATGTTAGAACTGCTAACTGTATAACTGATATTAATAATGCGTCAGTTGTAAACATTAAACACACCGCAATAGTAAGCCATGATAAGGGAAAGTTAAAGGCCGCCCCTAAAATTGTGTCCGTGACGGATTCTTGTAAAGCTTTCTTGTCAATTTTCATAAAAATTTTAATTCATCACTTATACGTATATAGCCACCCAGATCAGCAAAGCTGGGGGGGTAAAACAGATCTTTATTTACGGGCGGGATCACAAAAAAAAAGGATCTTAAAAAAAACAGATCTGATCCTGGATCAAAAGATCTTTTAGATCTGCCAGGTTTTGATCCTGGATCTAAAGATCTAAAATTTTTGGATCTTTGATCTGAGATCTGCGGATCATAATTTTTTTTTGTCCAGGTATCTTTGGATCTGAGATCTGATCTCGGATCTGATCTCGGATCTGATCTCGGATCTGATCTTAGATCTGATCCTGGATCTTCGGATCTAAGATCTTCGGATCTCGGATCTGCGGATCTTAGATCTGCGGATCTGGAATCTTTGATCTTTGATCCTGGATCTTTGATCCTGGATCTGTAGGCGGACGAACGCACGAGGTAAGGAAAGAAATGCAAAAAGGGAGAGATCATTTCTTTTTGCGTCCGTCCAGCTTCTTAGGATCTGTAATTTCTGTTGGCTCAATATCTATTGTCCGTTCCCGTGCGTCCGCCAAGATCCCACGCAGATCTAAATTGAAATTATGTTCCTGGCGATCAGCCCAGCGTTGCGGATCTCTGTTCTTTAGGTAGAAGATCTGCGCCGTAACATTTTTATCGTTCGTAGCCGACTGCATAAGAGCGTTCGTGACTTTGTTGATTCCAAGTGCTTCCCCTTTTTTTATAGCTTCCGCAATTTCCTCATATTCCTTTCTTCTGCGGTCTAATGTATCCCAAGAAACGCCAAGAGATCTTGCGATCTGGCCAGAGGTTAAACCCTGAGATCCAAGTTCTGTTATTTTCTCCAGGATCTCTGGAGTATTAAGCTTTATTTTCTTTCTGCCAGGTCTAGCCATTGATAAATATTATAGATCCTTTCCGCTGATCTATAACCCATGAAACGCTTTTATTTTGCGGATTTGATAGATTGCTTGGTATTCAAGGGTATTTTAAGTATAATCTGGGTAATCCAGCAATTAAGCTGGAGAACACGAGGGATTGAAATGTTGAAACAATTTCAAGAAATAACAGGCGTTGAGAATATAAGGTCTGTCGTTGAAAAAAGTAGTGCTGGTTATGTGACCAGATTGATAGTAAAGCTTGAAGATCAAAACGAGGAGTTGCAGTTTGCTTTTGTAAGTTCTGATCCGATCTTCATTGAAAGTGTAAGAAAAGAAGAGAAGAGATCTTCCTGGAAAATGTTGGACGAGGTGAAAGCATGAACGATCATCAAATTAAAAAAAGGAACGAAGAAGTCTTTAAAAAAAATATGGAAAATGTCCACATGAGACTGACGGGCGACTATAAATATTATTATGCCAATAATTGCAGAATGTTCATTGAACACATAGAAAAAAATGGCTTTTATGGATATTTCCCTGATGAAATCGAAGGCGTCACCATTGTTTATTCACAGCATTACGGCGCAAGTATTAATGCTCGTCTAACAACAGGCGGTGAAACACATTTAAAAACCTTTAATGATAAAAAAGAAATGCTGGGCTTTATTTGTGGGTATAATTCA